ACCCCTCGCGGGGCCCTTTCTGGGTTGCTTAGCTAGCAACCTGTCAACGGGACGGTCCCCCTTACAGGGGACCTTCTAACCGGGGATACCTCAGCATGGGTGACATTGGACTGTAAGGCCCTTTGTTGCATCGTGCTGGGGCGTCCCGTTGGCGACCACAAGTCGCCAATTGGCCGTTGACGGACACTGCTGTAGGCTGCCGACCTGGCAGCCGTTAATCAACAGTGTCTTCTTCCCTTGTCGTCGTGAGACGCATAGGGTTGCCGCGCAGCCGCGCGGACGTCGGTGACCGACGGTGCTCCTTGGAAAAGAGCAAGGTGGCCATCGGAGGTTCACAACCTCCTTAAACTCCTTAATAAGGGTTGAAATATGGCTATACCAGTCACAGGTCCCTACTCGAAGAGTATCTCGATGAAGGGTCCGCCCAACTTGTACGGGTTCAAACCCGATCACCTGCTAATAACACGCAGGTGGTTTCGTCAGACGAAGCCTCACAACCTTCCTCTCGAGTACAGTTTCACGCAGAATCGTATCTTGCAGTACTACTCGCAGGATCCGACTACGTATCAGAGCATCTCTTCAGGTGTCTGGTACGTGAATTCGACTTACGCGAAGTTCTCCGACCCGCTTTACAACCGGGTTTACGAGAAATTTCGTGAGAAGGTGTACGGGGCTTCGGCCCAGTTAGCCAACGATTGGATCGAGCGACAACAGTTGCTTGATCTGGTCGAGTCGAGTTTTATGCGTGGCGTGCGTGCTGTGAAGTACGCTCGTCGTGGTCAGTTCAGCAAGGCAAAGCGTGAGCTTAACCTTGGTGGTCGTATCTCCGGGCGTCCACGTGAGTGGCGTTCCGGAGCGAAGACCTTGGGTGGTGATTGGCTCCAATATTGGTTTGGCCTATCCCCCCTCTGGGCAGACGTTCAGCGGGCGACTGCTCTCCTTTTAGGAGAGCTGCCGCCCATCCGGGCCACCGCCGGCGCTAAGGAGGTAAACTCCTATCGCGAGGTGTCCGGGTCAGGCTTTGCTCACCATGTAGTCGACTTTCGAGTCGAATGCAGGCAGAGGCTTGACGCGCAGGTTAAGATCTTAAATCCGAACCTGTATTTAGCTGAACAATTGGGTGTTGTGAACCCCCTATCGTTTGTGTGGGAGGCTGTCCCTTTCTCCTTCTTGGTTGATTGGGTTGGGAACATTGGTGATGTTCTCTCGGCCATGTATGGTTTTCCAGGCGTGAGCCTGGTGAACGCCAACCGAACCCTGTTCGTGTTGTCCACGCAACTCCACAAGTATGACCTCCACCCCTCGAAAGAGATGTGGACTGGTGAGAACGTGGTTATGAACCGAATTGTCGGCTCCCCTCCAGGACCTTCACTGAGGTTTTCGGTGCCTAAGGCACTTTCTCCAACACGCGCTGCAACTGCGGCGTCTCTGTTGGTTCAGCACTTAAAGACGTGAGTTACGTCTTGTGCGATCCTTAAAGGAAACTAACCATGCCTGCTTTGGCAAACATCACCGTCAAAAAGAACGACGGTATCACGGACATCATCTACACCGGCCTCGTGCCGGCATCCGGTGATCGTTCGAGCGCCTTCTGGCGCTGTGAAGCGGTCGGAAGTGCCGCGGCGTTCCGTCCGACGCTGTCGCTTGCCTCGAGGCCTAACGGCCCGGGGACGGCGCGACGTCTGGACGCCGTGTACACTTTTCCGGTCACTGTCACTGGTACCGACGGCATCACCCGTGTCGTGGATAAGGCCATCATCACCTCCAGCGGCGTTCTGCCACTGGGGATGGCCTCTGCGGACGTCAATGAGGCTGTGAGCCAGGGGTTCAACCTCCTGGTCAGCGCCCTCATCAAGTCCTGCTTCCAGACCGGCTACTCAGCCACCTGACGGGAGCTGAAGAGATGCCGAAGAATGCACTTCCACATGAGGTGGAGCGCATGGTCCTCACGATGTGTGAGGACCTCGCCACACCCGTCACTCTTGCCGTAGCAATACGTGTGAGGTATGGGTGTTGGGACGATCTCGCGT